AGTCGATGGCGCCGTAAGATTTGAGGCTAAAAGCTGATTGATTTTATTCAGAGAAACCCGGTCAATAGGCTTCGTGAAATATAGGACATTCATCATGATGTAACAATCCGATGGCACTGAAAATGTTGCTCCGTTATGCGTCAACACAGACGTTGTGCTAAAGGTGTCAATGACCTCTTCGGTTATCTGTCTTAGGTCGGCGTATCCCGTTCCGGATTGCCGGGCATTCTCCTTGCGGATTTGGTCGTTATACAACTGAAAATAACCCTCAAACACATCAAGCTGCGCTTGCTGAGCGTATAAGTTAAAGTCCGACGGAGTTATGTATCCGTAGTTGTTCTTGTTTGCAACGGCGAGTACCGCATTTCTAACGTCGTCAATCATAAATGCAAAGATACTTTATTATACAAACAACACGGAACTAATGGTTACGGCGTCATTGTTGGGTACTTTTGGCAATGGCCCCAAGACATAATAAGAAACATCCGATTGACCGGCTAAAGTTACTTGCCCTAAAAACCATCGTTGTAGGTTATAGCTGGAGTCTGTAACTGAAAAAGTAACCGTGGCCGTATTTGTGCCGCCATAGTAAAAAACAACGGTGCTTGTCGTGGCTAAAACTGATTTTGCATCCTTGATGTTCAGCAGGGACGGAACGCCCGCCAAAGTGTTGATTTGCATAAATTCAGCCATACACAAAGGTAATAAAAAAGCCACCCTCCTGAGTTTCAGGGGGTGGCTTTTGAAATAGCTCAAATCAATTATGCAATAGCAATACTAGTTATCTTATTATTTGCGGCAGCTTCACCATTTGTAAAAGTAGCAGGTAAATCAGAAAAAACAACGCCTGTTTTAGCCGCGCCTAAAATAGAGGAAATTATTTCTCTTTGAAACCTGCCAGAGGTATCGGATGGAATAGTTATAGTAATTGTCTGCGTTCCACTAGCACCCGGATAATTAAGAACAACAGTTGTAGCGTTAGTAAAAATTCTCCGAACATTATCAACTTCTATGTATGTGTCAAAATTGGTTGGGGTGGTTAAATTTCCACCAAGTATTCGTATTAGTGCCATAATTTCAAAAAAGATTAAGCGTAGACGATAGAATTGATAGTTCTTACAAGACCATCGCCACCAATAATTGGGGGTAGGTCATAAATGCTCGATTTTTGGTCTGAAGAAGCAGCGCATATTGCATCGCAAAAATTACGGTGAGCAGTAAAAGTGTTGTCTGCTGAACTAAAAGTGACATCAGCAAAATCGGCTCCTGTGTCAATATTATTCACAACAAGCCGGCAAACAGTGTTAGAACTGGCCTGCATCACTAAGATGGAGTCCGGGTCCAATAAAATAGGGCCGTTTGTCGTAGTGGTCTGCTGTGCTGGTAAAATCCTCAAAAATTTAGCCATAGTCTTTAAGCTTGAACGGTTGTGTTAGAGTCAATAAATCGGCCATCAGGCAGCGTTCCGCCAACCTCAAAAAATCCAGTTGGAGCCAGTTCTTGAGAGTTAGCCGCTATAATGGCATTCATGATAATCTCATGGGTAGCTCCGCTATAATCAGAGCCAAAAGTAAATGTCAATGTATCAGCGCCCGGGTTTCCGGAGTCAAGGTCAACGACTACGGTATTCTGAGCCCCCGGCCTCATGTACAAAAAGTTTTCAACATTGTAGTAGTTGGGGCTTTGAGTTTCAAACGTATTCACATACGACATATCATATCCAGCCCAAGTCGCTAATGCAGAACTCTTTGCCACCCTGTTTGTGTTTCCGCCTGAAGACGAAACAACAACAAAAGAGTTTGCTGCGGTAGACGCTGCTGCTGACCACATCTGTGATGTAGCGTCTGTGTTTGGGGTTGTTTGAACAGTAAAAGCTGTTCCGTTTGCACTCGTAGTAATCCTAGTTGCCCCGGGTCCAACTTGTGATAAGATAACCATTCCGGCCGTTCCGTCGCTTGCTGCTGCCACATAAGTGCCCGTTGCTAGGGTGGTCTGAACGGTCCAAGTGACTCCATCTTGAGTTCCAGTAGCAGCTCCAGCAGCTCCACCCGTTGAGGTTATTGCAACGACCGTTGTTCCAAGTCTTACCAACTCAATCCAAGCGCCAGCAAGACCGCCGGCTTGAGTGTTCCAACTAGTTATATTCTCGGCATTTCCAGTGATAAATGCAGTTCCAGCAGCTCCGTCGTTTCTGCAAGCAATCCAAGTGGTTCCACTCCAAACAACGCTTTGATAAGCGGCATTAAGTACCGGATAAGCACCAACAGCTGTCCAAGTATTGCCGTCTGTACTTTGATGAGCAGTTCCGCTTGTGCCTACGGCAAGGAATCTTGTCCCACTCCAAGCAACGCAAGTTAAAGCATCTGTAACAGGAGTTGCTGCTAAGGCCCACGTTAGTCCGGAATCTGTACTTCGCATAATATGGTTTATGTTTCCTCCAACAGCTACGGCAACAAAGGTGGTGCCTCCGTTGTGAGCAATGTGCGACCAGTTTTTACTTAATGCACTGGCTAGTTCAATAAATGACCAAGTGACACCTCCGTCCGTGCTTCTAGCGGCCCTAAATCTTCCGGTATTTGCCAAAGCAACAACTGTATTCCCGTTTGCCGCTACGGCAGTCCATAAACTATTAGTTGCTGGTCCTACGGGTAATTTTAAAAATTTTGCCATATTATTATCCTAAAGCGATAGAGGTAATTGGTGACGCTGAACTTGGAAGAGTGTCATAAGTATACACATTCATTGCGTTTGAATATCCATTGGTGCTCGCCGTTGCAATAGCCTCAATGAAAGAAACGATATTAGCCGTGCTGGCCGGTGATATAGATACGACAATCACATCCCTTGTCGCCAAGAAATTACGATTGATGCGAAGAGCCGCAGTCGTAGTGCTAGTCCATCTAGCATCGCAAATCTTGCTCAAATTAATGTAGTGAGAAGCCAATCCGGACGTATTATTTGAAGGAGTCTGAGCCATTACTGACTTAGCAAACTTAATGAACTTTACCATACTAGAACTTTTGGCAAATATACTAATTATTCAGAGATATATTTTTCAAGCGTAGCCATCACTTCAGCTCCTTCTTCGGTCACGAAATAAGAGCTAACCGCCTCATGGGCATCTTGACCGGCCGGAATGATAAGCAATTTTGACTTATTATTGGTCAAATTGTAATGAACAGCATTTCTTTTTACAACAAGAGTCCCATAGTCAAATAGGCGGGCGACCAAGCCATCATGAGCGACATTTGGGTCGTTGACGATTGACAAAAACTCTTCTGGATTGTTTTTTGCATAAATGATAATGTCTCGCTTTAACTCCTGCGTACTAATCCGAGAGGGGTCAATACTGAGAGCAATTCGAGCAACATTCTCCATCATGGCATAGTCGATTGTTCTAGCCTTGGACAAAGCGTCAGCTTCAAGCTCTAGCCAATCAAGTTCTTTTTGTGCATCTTTCTTGCTATCAACCTCGACAAATGAAGTCCCATTGTCTGGATGTAATTCGAGAAATTTTTGAAGAACGGGGTTTGAGTCTTCAACTCTTAAAAAGCCATCTTCAAAAATGATAGGTTCAAGGATAAAATTGCCATCTTGTTCATCAACAAAAGGGCTTTTTTGATTTCGAGCGTAGCGTAGCTCGCGATTGACCTTGCCGTCAAAATGGTAAAGTCTTTTTGCGATTGTGTTTCTGCTTGCAAGCATAAAGCTCATAGGCGCAGCGCCTCCGGTTAGTTTATAGATTTTAGGCATTTGATTTGAATTTAAAGGTTAAAAAAAATAAAGGAGGGGGTGTTCAAACACCCCCTCCTTCGGTAATCGTTTAGGCTCGGAACAAGAAGAAGTTGTTGGAACCAAGTGTGCAAACACAACGCTCAGATAGGTAGTGGACCTCCATTGCGTCAAGGTCGCTTGTTGCAGCGCCTCCGGCAGAACCGGTCGCCCAAGTTTTGAACTTCCTGTCTTCTGACTCGGTTTGGCGATAACGAACGTGCAAGAATGGGCGCTTGGCGTTTTGGCCCATTACTTGGTCGTAAACATTGGTAGAGCCCGCAGGCACAAGCATTCCATTGATTGCGCCACCAACAGTACCGGTTGCAGTACCCTGACCGCGCATAGTGGGGTCATTCAGGTATTTCCAGTCGGTCTTGTAGAAATCGTAACCGCGACGGAAGCCACGGAAGCCGAGGTTCAAAGCCATCTGCTCGCTGTTGTTGAACAAACCGTAAGATGTTCCACCAACACCGTAAGAGTTCTGAGCGGCCAAGAAGTCGTCCATGGCGAAAGAGGCAGCACGGTTTACGAACAGGGCATTCTCCTCAATAGCACCCTGCTTGTCAAGACGCTGAACAATCGCGTCAAAGTCAACAAGGCTAGTAGGATAACCACCACTGAATACGTTTCCGTTTGCAGCGACTTCAAAGAAGACGCCCTTTGTGCCTTTCAGCGCAGGAGAAACAGCAATAGCACCAGAAGCCGTTTCAGCAGGAACCGCCTCAAGCATAGATGACTCTAGATAATCTTCAAAGCGAAGACGGGTTTCGTGTTCGGCCTTCATGTACCACAAATATCCAGAAGCCCCGTTTTCGGCAGTGACTTCGACCCAGCCAATTTGGGTCATGTCAGAACCGGTCACGGTGAATTTGTCCTTCAAAATGATAGGGTTGTTGTCTTTGAAAATGTCAAAAGACTGAACCGACTGAGTCATTCCGGCAGAACCTTTTGCAAATTCAGAGCCATATACCCATAAGGTAAAAGTGTTGGAGGCACCGGCAACGCCGATACCAGCCCCTTCGTAAAAGGCAACGGTAACAGTTCCATCAGCAACAGCGGTTACAACTGCGTGATTAACGACTGAGCCATTTTCTTGCTGAACAAGAAGGGTTTGGCCAATACGAATACCGTTTACGTTGTTTGTTCCTGTTCCACCCAAAAGAGGGTTGTTTGCAG